GCCCTTGTGGCGTACATCGTGGGCGCAGGTAAAGGAGCGCACGCCGCCATCCGTAAGTCGGACAGGCTCAAAGACGCAGAAGACGAGATCTGTACGTGGTTGATGCGAACGGTGTGTGCGCAGCGTGATTTTGTTAAGTTGGCAAGAGGACCGCTACGTTTAAGCGTACGATGGTGTTTTGGAACAAGTGTTCTACACCCCGATGGCACCCCCATGACGGAGAAGCCAGACATGTCGAACATGCTGAAGACATTTGAAGACTGTCTGACCAGGTGTGGGATAATTGAAGACGACCGTTTCATTGTGGACGAGCACATCGCAAAAGGCTACAAAGACCCGCAAGGCATTTGGTTTTGCGTCGAAGAATTGCAAGAAAAGGCGAGGTGATAGGCGTGACGGGTGAGGAATGGTGGGGTAGTATTCGCCAGGCAGCGAAAGACATCGAAAGCGCTCGCAACAGGCTGTACGCCGTCAGAGAGCCTCTAAAGGCTTCAGGCGGTGCGGGAGCTAAAAATTCGACTTCTGACCCGACGGCACGTGTAAGCATAGCGGAGATTAGCGCACAGGCATTCCTAGAGGGTTTGTTAGACGAATTGGAGAGCGTCATTCTAGACGGTTACGCTGCGTGTAACACAATCGGCGAAGCGCTCGGCCAAGATGCGGCCCTCGTGATGCAGTTGTATTTCGTTGAAGGTTACACGTGGGCGGAGACGGCCAAGAGAGCGCACGTTTCCATACGTCAAGCGTTCAAGCTGCGCGAACGTTCTTTGGAGTTTACAAACGCGGTGGGTATTGCTAAGCTGTGTATAAAGCAAGAAGAATATTCATAAATCATACATAATCTTGCAGTTATATACATATTAAAACGTGCTATCTTGATACCGTAGGAATGTACGAAAGTTAACAAAGCGACTCGGGCGCTCTCAGAAATGAGGGCGCTTTTTTGTTAGCTCAATATTCATTTTTATGCATAAAGAGGAAGATGTATTCACGAATGGCAAAGCTGAACAATCCGAACGCGGCGAAGAACTTAACGCCTAACAGCAAGCGCACCAAGGCTGAGCTGAGCGAGATAGGAAAGAAGGGCGCCGCAAAGTCTAACGCGGTTCAGAAGCGCAGGCGTGAGATTCGCGAGACGCTTCTAGATCTTCTCGCCATGCCGATGAAGCCGGGCAAGCTGTCCCAGGCGTCAACCATCGCCGGTCTCACGGGTAAGAACGTGACCGCCAGCGAAGCCATGGCGCTTGCCATGCTCGCCCAGGCACTCGAAGGAGACGTGCGCGCGGCTGAGTTTGTCCGCGATTCTTCCGGACAGAAGCCCGTGCAGCAGATGGAAGTGTCCGCTAACGCTAAGGAAGCCAGCGCCGCGTTCAAGAGCTTGCTCGATGAGGTAGAGAGCGATGGAGACCAATAGAGCACTCGCGACGCTTATGACCAAGCACCCGGTTCGCCTGGCACACGAGCTTGGCTACGACCTTCTGCGCGAAGGACTCCACGATAAATGGATCCATGAGATGGTGTTTGGCCACGGCGACATGACGCTTCAGTCGCATCGTGGTTCATATAAGACGACCTGCGTCGAGGTAGCTCTGTGGTTGATATTGCTCACTCGCCCAGACTTGACCGTGGGATTCCAGCGCAAAGGCGAGAATGACGTCGCGGAAGTACTCGCGGCAGTCAAGCGCATGGTCGAGCATCCTCTCACCCAGGAGATTGCGCAGAGCATCTACAGCCAGCCACTGAAGCTGACCACAGCAAGCTCTACGGCAATCTCGACAAGCCTGGCGTGTAACGTCTCCGGCTCACCGCAACTGACGGGCATCGGCATTGGTGGCTCTCTCACCGGTAAGCACTGGGACATCATCTTCACAGACGACATCGTCACACTGCGTGACCGTGTGAGCCGCGCCGAGCGTGAACGTACAAAGCAGATTTACCGCGAGCTTCAGAACGTCAAGAACCGTGGCGGGCGCATCATCAACACGGGAACACCTTGGCACAAAGACGACGCGTTCACCATCATGCCACCTGCTGAGAAGTGGCCGTGGGATACCACAGGGCTCGTGAGTGTGGATGCTGCTACAGAACTGAAGGCGTCGATGACGCACTCACTCTTTGCGGCTAACTATGAACTGCGACATGTGGCAGAGGAGGGCGTGGTCTTCGAGGGCGACTGTAAGACCTTCAAAGACGAGAGCCTTCTTTTCGACGGCATTATGCACGTGGACGCGGCCTATGGTGGTTCAGACGGTACGGCAATTACGTGTATCAAGTGGATGGACGATAAAGCATATGTACACGGCGAGCTGTATCGCGAGACGCACGTTGATAGATGCATGGCGCGCATCTTAGAGCTACACCGCGAGCTGAGACTTGGCACGGTCTATATGGAAAAGAACGCGGACAAGGGTTACGTGGCAGACAAGCTCGACGGGTACGGATTGCCCGTCCATACATATTCAGAGACCGCAAACAAGTTCATCAAGATTGCGACGTATGGCAGGGGCACTTGGTCCAAGCTGTCCAGGCTTGAGAGTGTCCGCGAGGCTAGCGTCGATTACTGGAACGAAGTCATGGACTTCACCGAGGGAGCGGAGCACGATGACGCGCCTGACTCCCTTTCATGCGCTATTCGCTTGCACGATAATGCGCCAACCATTCGACTATTTAGAGGAGGCATTTAGTGGATGCTGACGTTAAGGGAGCAAATGCTTCCACGTTTGAGCAAAGGGGCGGCTACCGTCTACCAAAGGACACACAGATGACCGCGGAGCTTCTCGGAAAGCTCATTACGGACTACCGTTCGAAGCAGGTTAACCGCTTATCTAGTCTGCGTAAAGCATACGAGGGCGACCACGACATTCTGCACCAAGAGAAGAAGGCGGAATACAAACCGGACAACAGGCTCGTGGCCAACTTCGCCAAGCAGATCGTGGACTCAATGGTCGGCTACTTTCTCGGTATTCCTATTCGTATTACGGCAGACAATGAAGCGTTTGCGGAGTATCTGGATGTGTGGAGCGCGGTCAATGATTCTGATGACTTAGACGCAGAGCTTTCAAAGCTGGCGGACATCTACGGTGTTGGCTACGAGCTGATGTGGCGTGACGAGGAAGCCTTCGCGTGTTCTTGCTCAGTGACACCGCTGAATTGCTTTGTTGTTCGTGATGATACGGTAAAGAGCGACATCATCTACGCGGTCAGATTCTGGCTGGACGATAACCTTTTCGACGATAAGAAGGACACACTCCGCGGAACACTCTACGACTCCATGTTCGAGACACCGTTTGTGATGGACGGCTCGAAGGTCGTCTTCGGTGAGCCTGTTATTCACGGCTTTGATGATGTGCCTGTGGTTGAGTATGTAGACAATGAGGAGCGCCTGGGACTCTTTGAAGGCGTCATGTCACTCATTAACGCATACAACAAGGCTATCTCCGAGAAGGCTAACGATGTCGAGTACTACGCTGACGCATACCTGAAGATTCTCGGCGCACGTTTGGATGAACAGACTCTGCAGAAGCTGAGAGATTCGCGCATCATCAACCTGGACTCGAGGGATGCGGCAAACGTCATCGTTGAGTTTCTGTCTAAGCCTGACGCGGACGGCACGCAGGAAAACTTCATTAATCGCGTGGAGCGTCTTATCTTCGTTCTGTCGATGGTGTCAGACCTCTCAAGTGAGAAGTTCGATACCAGCTCCGGTATTGCTATCAAGTATCGCCTACAGGCCATGAGCGATATCGCTGTAGTAAAGCAGAGGAAGTTCCGCCGTTCGCTATCCAGACGTTGGAAGCTTCTGTGTAACTACGCAGGAAACACGCGCCTGGACGCTAAGGCATGGACCACTGTCCGCGCCACCTTCACGCGCAACCTACCATCGAACCTGCTCGAAGAGTCTCAAATTGCTGGCAACCTCTCCGGCATTACGTCCGAGGAGACGCAGCTGTCTGTTTTGTCGTGTGTTGACTCGCCACAAGCAGAGATGCAGCGCATGGCCGACGAACGCGCCGAGCAGGCCGCACAGATGGTTCCAGACCGTACAGACGGGGGTGCGAGTGATGGAGGTCTGAAGTCGCTCAACGGAGCACAGACCCAATCACTTCTCTCTGTCATTGCACAGTACGCCGCGGGAAGCCTGTCAGAGGCTCAGGCGATAAGCGTCATTAGTGCGTCTATTGGAGTAGATCATGACAAGGCACGCTCGATTCTTTTGGGCGATGCTATGCCAGAAGTTGTTAAGTAAAGGAGCAACATGGACTCGTATTGGCACCAGCGCCAAACACTCGCTGACGCAGCGATGGAGAAAGACGAACGCGCTCTGTCGATACGCGTCCATAACGCCTACGAGAGCGAGCTCCGCCGCCTGAATCGCGAGATTGCGGAGTACTATCAGCGCTATGGCGAGAATGGTGTTCTGGAGTATCGCCGTCTCATGGAGACGATGGACCCTAAAGACCGCGAGCTTCTTATTCGTGACTGTGATGAGTTTTTGCGCCAGCACCCAGATATGCAGTCTATTGTGGATGTGCGTAAGAGCATCTACCAACTGAACAGGCTCGAAGGCTTACAAGCGTCCGCACGCTTGCACCTCTACCAAGCAACGGGCGATGTGGTTCAGCGTGTAGACAACCACATCATGCGCCAGTCGCTGCGTGGTGCAAACACGGCGGCTGAAGCGATGGGATTTGGTCGGTCGTTCTACAGCATGGATTCTGACGCGGTTCGTCGTTTTGTCGATACGGTGTGGACGGGAAACACCTCATACTCCCAGCGCATCTGGGACAACACGGAGACCCTTGCGTCATACGTCGCGCAGGACATGTCAAAGGCACTTGCCCGCGGTGATTCATATCAGCGTATTGCGAAGGCTCTCGAGAAGCGCTTTGTGGACGTTCCGCAGTCTTCACTCATGCGCCTGGTCTACACAGAAGGCACTTACGTCTCACGCATGGCGCAGGTCGAGGAGTTGAAGCGTGAAGGCTTTGACTCTTATACCATGCAAGCAGTACACGACGGCAAAGCTTGTGAGCAGTGTCACGGTGTCGAAGGTAAGACATTCCGTTTCGAGGATATGCAGGTGGGCGTGAACTTTCCACCGCTCCATCCATACTGCAGGTGCCAGATTGCGCCCGCTGTGGATGATTGGGACGCCTGGCAACAGAAGCAAGAGGAGCTGGCGAGACAGAAAGCCATAGAAGATGCTCGCGATAATTGGGGTGGCGTCGGAGCGAAAAAAGGTGATAAGCGTAAAATTGGTAAGCTCTCAGATAATCCGCTTAATCCAAAGCCAGGTGACGGAAACGTTGTTTATGTGAAAGATAAAGAGAAATTAGAGCCTCATGAAGTAAGAACCGTTGATGATTTAGTAAGGCTTGGTTATAAAGTTGTTGTTTCTAAAGAAGATAGCAGCGCTGCGTCAAATATTGATTTAGAGCTTGGAGCGAATAAGCAAAAGTGGGAAATGAAAAATATTTCTGGTAGTAAGTCCTCAATCAATAAACGAATGAGAGAGGCTTATCATAAGTGGATTAAATTAGACCTTAAGGCTGATGACGAGACAAGAGTTGTAATTACTTCATATGGTTCAGAAATAGATGAGGAAACAATCATTAAAGAAATCGCAAATCGTATGAAAGACTATGCAGCTGAGGTTATATATATTTATCGTAGCGGAGAAAAAGCGATATTTTTAAAAAGTTAGAAGCGAGACCGATTCCCGACAAGCAACTGCCCGGGCGTATCTCGCTTCGCTTGTAATATACCCTATTTTTTAGATATTAGTCAATAAGATATTGCGATTTTAGGAGGTGAGAATATGGCGCGAGTAGTGATCTATATGGCTGAGTGGTGCAGTCTTTGTCGCGGGACTATCAAGAGGGTAGTGCCGGCTTTATCTGAAGAGGATATTGAATACGAGATTATCGATGTGGACTGCTCACCGAGGTCCAGGGACGCGAAGAGCATCACTCACCTTCCCACGGTGTGCGTTGTGGATGCAGGGGAGCGCGAGCTCATGCGTTGCCGTGGATGTCCCACAGACGAGGTACTAGAGAAAATTGTTGAACTGTGTATTGAGAGCGACTAGACGGTCGCTTTTTTAATGCATCGACCAAGCTTTGATGTCGCTAAAAGCTAAGGAGAAAAGGCACGCCGACGCGCCTTGGAGCGCCGGGGATTAGGAGAAAAACAATGGGTGCAGAAACAAACGCAGCAACAACCACAGAGACCGCAGAGGAGACTAAGCAAGCTCAAGCTCCTGTAGTGGATGGCGAAGGCGCTAACGAGGGCGCAACTACCACCACACAGACAGAGCCAAAGCAGGAGGACAACAAACAGCAGCCAAAGTACACGGACGCTGATGTTGATGAGATTGTCTCCAAGCGTCTCGCGAAGTGGGAAAAGCAGCAAGCCGCAAAGGTTGAGGAAGCTGCAAAACTGGCCGAGATGAATGCTCAGCAAAAAGCAGAGTACGAACGTGACAAGGTCCAGAAGGAGCTTGACGAGTACAAGCGTCGCGACACAGTAAACGCGATGGTGGCTGAGTCTCGTCGTCAACTCTCTGAGCAAGGCATCACGGTCAGCGATGACATTCTCGCACGTCTAGTGGGTGAGACTGCAGAGGAAACAAAGGCGTCCGTTGACGCTTTCTCAACGGCTTTCACGGCGGCCGTAGAAGATGCCGTGAAGAGACAACTCGCGGGCAAAGCTCCTGCGGCGGGTGTGGCCACTAAGACGATGACCAAAGAAGAGATCTTGGCCATCAAGGACCCAATCGTTCGCCAGGCAGCTATCCGCGACAACATCGGATTGTTTAATTAACTAAAGAAAGGTGGCTTATTATGCCAGCAGAAACAGGACTCACTGTAAAGACCGACATCGCTCCTGAGATTTCTATTGATTACGTCAATCGATTCACTCAGGGCATCAAGGAGCTTCAGAAGGCTCTCGGTATTACCAACCTTATCCCTGTCGCTCAGGGCGGCACCATCAAGACCTATAAGTTCGTGAAAGACGTCAAGAGTGGCGTTGTCGCCGAGGGTGACACCATTCCAGCGTCTAACATCAAGCGTCAGCTTGACCAGACTATCGAGCTTCCTCTCAACAAGTATCGCCGCGTAACCTCCGCCGAGGCTATCCAGCTTCGTGGCCGCGACCGTTCTATCAATGAAGCTGACGCTCAGCTTATCGGCACCATCCAGAACGGTATTCGCAGCGATCTGATTGCAAGCGTCTCCACCACCACAGCTGCAGCTAAGCAGGGCAAGACCCTCCAGGCATCTATGTCCAACCTCTGGGCAACGCTTACCGCTAAGTTCGAGGGCTACGATGGCTTTGACACCGACGCAGCTAACCCATTCGTCTTCTTCGTCAATCCTCTCGACGTTGCTGATTACCTCGGCACTGCAACCGTAAGCACCCAGAACGCTGCAGGTATTACTTACCTCAAGGACTTCCTTGGCTTGGGTACTGCAATCACCTCTTCCAAGGTTAAGGCAGGCACCCTCTTTGGTACTGCAGCTATGAACCTCAACCTGGCATATATCCCAGCAAACGGTTCTGACCTTGCTTCCACCTTCGGCCTTACCTCCGACAAGACCGGCTTCGTTGGTATCACCCACAGCATCGACACCAAGACCGCAACCTGCGACACGCTTGTTATGTCTGGCGTCAAGATCTTCCCAGAGATTACCGACGGCGTTGTTAAGGCTGAGATTAAGGCTGTCTAATCCATAAGTAAGGAGGTGAGCGTATGAGCGTATTAGATCGTGTCAAGACGCGGCTCGAAGCGGTCGAGGATAAGCCGAGCGATAAGTGGCTCGAAGAGGTCACGCATACGCTCACAGACCGCATCTGTTTGCGCATTGGTGTATCCACGCTACCCGCCACAGCCGAGTCCCTTGTGGTTGATGCAACCATCAAGGCAGTGAACCGCAGATTCGACGAAGGCATTACGCAGGAGTCCGAGGGGCAGGGCGGAACCTTGTCTCTTCAGTTTGTGGACGATTTGCTCGCGGAATATGCCGCGGAGCTCTCTGCCTTGGCTGAAATTGCTAGGGCGGACAATGCCTCCGCTCTGCAGTTCCCAAAGGTGAGGTTCGTATGATGTGGCGGATGTGCGAGCTGATTGAGCTCGCGGACACCGATACGCGCGACAAGCTAGGCAATCGCGTGCTCTCGCGCCGGGTGCTTACAACCACCCGGGCGAGGGTATGCCCCGCGTCCCTTGTTGAGACGGTAAACGAAGGCAACGACTATGCGGCGTGTGACTTAACTCTTATCACGACAGTCCCCACCGAGCTTGCCCTTCGTGCGTCTCTTGTTCGCTTTCCCGTGATTGATGCAGGAGACGTCTATGAGGTCATCCATGTGAGCGACTTCGGACGCCGTCGTGTTCTATCGCTAAAGAAGCTAAAGGGTGATGCGTATGCCTAGTGTTCACCTGGAGTTTGACGACGGCGGACTTGGCGATGCACTGAAAGAGCTTGTGAACATTAAGCCTGAAATTATTATGAAGAGCACCGTGAATGAAGTAGCCGAACACCTACGCGCAACCACACCGAAAGACACAAGTGAGTTGGTAGGATCTATTTGCCAGAGTGTCAAAGGTGGCGAAGGAGAGATTGGCTACACAAAAGAGTACGCGCCGCATGTTGAGTATGGCCACCGCCAAAACGTTGGCCAGTATGTTTCGAAGATTGGGAAGCGCTTAAAGGCACCCTTTGTGGAAGGTCAACACTTCTTCTCAACGGAGATGAAAGCGGCGCGCGCTGTTCTGAAGAAGCGGTGCGGCGAGTACCTAAGGAGTAAAGGCTTATGAGACAAGCACTAAGGCGACTCCCGCTTGACGACTTTGTCGCGGCGGTTGTGGCACGTGTCAAAGAAGGCACGGGCGTTAAATGTGTGACCGACGCAAATAAAGAACCCTCTCCTCTTTATTCCGTCGGCGCACTCTCAGTTCGTCCGGACAAGACTAAAACAATGTGGCTGGATGTCTACACCATCGAGCTTCACGCAATCTCTAAGCCGTCCAAGACGCGCGAGGAGATATTCAAGATGGTGACGGCTCTAGAAGAAGCCATGAGCCAGCCAATTAGTTTGGATTGTCCGTTCCAGGTTATCCGTCAAACAGATAATGGTCTAAACACAATTAAGAGAGACGAGACAGGCGAGTGGCACGCGGTCGTGCCGTTCGAGGTGGTCGTCTCCTATGGTCTAATTATTAAGTAGAAAGGGGCATTACTATGCCAGAGCCAACTGCATTCGATAGTGGTGCATATTGTGACGTCTCCGCCGGTGGCGTGAACGCTGTAAACGGCGCAGAGGTCCTGCTCGGCGTATTCAGCGCGGACGGTTCTAAGCTTCTCGCAATCGCTGGCGAGAAGTCTCACAAGGTATCGCTTTCCGCTGATACTACGAGCGTCTCCACAAAGTCTTCTCGCGGTGCTTGGAAGGTTAATCGCGCATCCACTCGTTCCTTCGAGGTTTCCGTTGATACGGTGGCCGTCAAGGACGCTGAGAGCGATAAACTGTTCCGCCAGGCACTCGCCGACGGCACTATTCTGTGCGTCAAGGAGTTCCTGGACAACACAGACTTCACGCCAATCGGTGGCGGAGCTGTCATCGTTACCAAGTACGAGGCTGACTCGCCAACCGATGATGTACGCACCGCGTCTGTGTCTCTCACAGGCACAGGCAAGTGGACGTGGTTCGATATTGACGCAGCCGCCAAGGCTAAGGCAATTACCAAGCCAACAGGACGATAAGCGTCCACAAACACAACTCACGGGGTAGCTTCGGCTGCCCCTTTTTTATTAGTTAAGGAGTAAGAAATGGCAGATTTTACCTTCGAGGTTGACGGTACTACATACGAGCTTCTCTACGCGGAGAAGCGTGTTGAGATGGCCGAGAGTGCGATTGGTAACAAAAGCATTATTTCCGTGTTCACTGCTCAGCCAACCCTACGCGAGACTAAGACCATCTTTGCGTATGGCATCCGTGAGAGTGGCCAGAGTGCGTGGGTTAACCCAACACAGGCCATCGAGCTTGCTGGAAAGTACCTGCAGGAGCACGGCTACGCTCAGATGATTGAAGCTTTAAGCGATGCACTCATGAAGGACTGCGGTTTTTTATTCCAGTAGATCTGGTGAGCCCGCACTGGGTCAGACCATCCACAAGCACACAACAACAAACTAACCAACCACAAGAGACGCCACAGAAGCCACTGACAGGCTACGAGCGTGACAAGTTGTGGGCGTGGGCGGCTGTTCGCTTTGGATGGACACCGGACGAGTTTGACAGGCTCACAGCTGCTCAGATTGCCCTTCTTCAAGTGGCTGAGCATGACCGCGTCGCGTCTGACCAAATGCTTCTCAACGAAGCAATCGCGAACGCGCTCGCCAATGGTTACAAGAAGAAGAGCGAAGAGCCTGAGCTTCTGTGGGTTGAAGCAAACAAGCCGGACAAAAAGACCATGAGCGCACAAGAAGCGCGCGACAAAATGGCCGCGCTTGAGAAGGCTCTATCGAATCAACAGAAATAAACATGAGAGGAGGTATATATGGCAAGTGACTATACACTCTCCGCGAAATTAACCGTTAATGCCGACGGCTTCATTGATGGCGTAAATAAGGCGCAGTCTTCACTCAGTCAGATCCAGAACAAGGCGCAGGAAGTATCGCGCTCTATGGATCACAGCATGGGCGACGCGTCTGGCAGCGTGCAGTCATCGTTTGCAGAGCTTAGGTCGCGGGCTCAAAATATCTTCAGCGGCATCGCGACAAGCGCGAGAAACGGACTGACCAACGCATGGAACGCCGTGCGTACCAACACACAGCAAATCACGAGTTCGCTTATTGGCGTAGGCCAGGCGGGAATTGCTGCGGTTGCTGGTATGGCCATCCAGGGCGGTATCGACCGTGCGCTGAATATCGACAACGCACGAAAGAAGCTCGCTGGCTTTGGCCATGACGCCCAGGACATTGAGTCCATCATGGACTCGGCCACTCAATCAGTCCGTGGCACCGCGTTTGGCCTAGGCGATGCAGCAACGGCCGCGGCAACGCTCTCTGCAGCTGGCATTAAGTCCGGCGAGGATATGACCAATACGCTGAAGTCCGTCGCGAATGTTGCGGCGGCGTCTGGTCGAGCGTTTAACGATATCGGCGTCATCTTCAGCTCTGTCGCATCGCGTGGCAAGCTGATGGGCGACGATATGCTGCAGCTTTCAAGCTCCGGCGTGCCGGTTCTGCAGCTTCTAGGCACATACCTTGGCAAGACGTCCAAGGAAGTCTCTGACATGGTCTCCAAGGGACAGATTGACTTCCATACATTCTCAGAAGCTATGCGCATCGGTCTAGGCGAAGCGGCTCTGTCATCTGGTAACACACTGGCTGGCTCATTCGCTAACGTTCGCGCCGCTCTGTCGCGTTTAACCGCTCCAATCTTCACACAAGCTATTCAGGTGTTGGTTGATGCGTTCAAGCAAGCCGCACCGGCTATTGACGCCATGGGCAAGCAGCTCGGCAATATTCCGACGTTCGTGGCTCCTATCGCCGCGGCGTTTGGCGCAATGGCTCTCAGTGGCCTCGCTCCGGTTATTGCAAGTATCCCAGTGCTCGGAGGTATGCTCGGACCTTTGTCTGGCTTACTTAGTGCGTTGGGTGGTCCCGTTGGAATCGCTATCGCCGCGTTTGCTGGACTGGTCGCGGTGTCTCCACCATTACAAGATGCGCTCGGCAATCTTATGGGCGCGCTTGGTGAGCTTGGCAATACGCTGGGTCCAATCTTCGGCGCGGCAATAGACGCCATCGTTCCAGTGCTTAACTCAATCGTTGATGTGTTGGGTGGAGCGTTCGCGGCCGTCGTCAATGGCGCAGCGGATCTAATTAAGCAACTGGCGGACGCAATCACAGGGCTGTCTACGGGTGGAGGATTTGACGCGTGGCTTCAGTCCATGCAACCGGTGGCCGACTTCGTCATGAGTATCCTGCAGCCTGCACTTGATGGACTAAGCACGGGCGCGGGTCTTATCGTTGAAGCGTTCAGCGGGTTCGGTGAAGCTGTCGGCGGAGCGTTTGAGACTCTATCGCCATTCATTGAACAGGCAAGAGACGCCATTTCCCAGTTTGCTGCAGCTATCCAACCACTTATTGATGTGTACCTACAGAACCTGGGTGTTTACCTACAAACAGTTGCAACGATCGTCTCGACGGTGTTTGGTACAGCTTTCCAGGTAGCAGGTGCAATCGTCCAGGTGGTCATGGGTACTATCTCCGGCATCATTCAGACCACGGTCGGCGTAATTCAGACGGTCATTGGCGTGTTTGTTGGCATCTTCACAGGCAACTGGCAGATGGCTGCAAATGGTGCACAGACAGTGTTCCAGGGCATGAGCACAACCGTCACGAGCATTGCAAACGGTCTCTCGTCTGCTTTATCTGCGATTGTTAACGGAATCTCGAGCATCTTCTCCAGTGTATTTAATGGCATCTCAACCATGGTTAGTAACTCGTTCCATGGTATGGCAGACACTATTGGCAATCTCATGGGTGACGCCAAGAACACGGTATCTAATGGTCTAAATGCCATTGCGGGATTCTTTAGAAATCTTAAAATTCCGCAGTTCCACATTCCTGTCCCAGAGCTGCATATCAGTGGTGGATTCTCGCTTGTTCCTCCATCGGTGCCGCATGTCAGTCTTTCTTGGCACGCAAAAGGCGCTATTTTCAGCGAGCCTTATGTTTTCCCAGGACCCGGTGGCCTACATGGTATTGGAGAAGCAGGACCCGAAGCAGTCGCGCCAATCAGCACACTCACAGGCTACATCAGTGACGCCGTGAATAACTCTAAGAGTGACGACGAACTAATTAGTGAGATTTCAGGACTGCGCGAAGATGTACGCAATATGCGCGTTGTGATGGATGGCCAGACGGTCGGCACGATCGTCTCGCCGTATGTAGATTCAAACCTCGGAGAATATAAGGTGGTGGCAAACAGATGACGGAACTAACAGACACGTACGAGATTGTTGTGGATGGAGTGCCACTCTGCGCCACCTACCGCATGGCGGTCACAAACTACACAGACAAGCCGCCAGCCACTAGAACGTCTACGGTGTCTATTCCTGGACGTGATGGCGTGCTGGACTTGTCTGAGTGGCTGACAGGTGCTCCGGTATTCGACAAGCGGACAATCACCATCACGCTCTCACCGCTCGACACGCACGACTGGTCAAGCGTTGAGACGACGCTGACCGCACTGCGTAACATGCTCCACGGTAGGCGCCTAGAGTTCACGCTGTCCTGGGACGAGGGTTACACGTACACAGGACGCTTTGAGGTCACCTCCCAGACGCTCTACGACGAGACGGCGGCCATCGAGCTAACAATCACTGCAGATCCATACAAGTCGCGCGGCGTCATGCACTACGAGCTCGACGGTGAGCTTGGCAAGACCTACATCATCGACGGCCCCGCGCATGCGGTGGTTCCGACCATCACATGCCAAACGCGTGCACTGGTCAACATCAACGGGCGAACCGTTGACCTTCAGCCAGGTGTATGGATAAACCGAGACTTGGAGCTGCACAACGGAAAGAACCGCGTAACCGTGAACACTACTCCTGACTATGGAACGGCCATCTGGCGCGATTATGCGGGGCTTACGTGGGAGCAACTTGACGGCACAAGCCTGGCGTACGTTGGCCGCGCTGGAAAGAACAGGCTCAAGGGTCTGAAGTGGTCCAGCCTTGCCGGTAAGAAGTGGCAGGATATGCGCGGAACATGGCGCGAGCATGCGTACGTCGATGACGCAGAGACGCACAACAACACAACAGTTACGCTCGACTTCGAGTGGAAGGACATTTAATGAGCACAAAGACTCCAAGGCTGGGTCTCACGAAGCCTGACGTCACGGACGAGACTGTTCAGACTATCAAGGACTTGGCCAAGAACTTCGACCTTCTGGACGCAATGTTTCCAGTAGGCGCAATCTATCAGAGTACTAAGCCAACAGACCCCTCTACGTTTCTTGGTGGCACGTGGCAGGCTTTGAATGGCGTGTTTCTTCTGGCACAGTCACAGAAGTTCCCCGCGGGCTCAACAGGAGGCGAGGATACTCACACGCTAACTATTAACGAGATGCCAAGCCACAGCCATGACACCTCGATGCTTTATGGCCATACATGGGGCAGTGGTAACCAGTGGACGGCATATTCCAGCGGAGATGTAACAAACTACCGCTTTAAGGTTGACCCTGTTGGTGGCGGCCAGCCACATAACAACATGCCACCATATCGTGCGGTTTATATGTGGGAGAGGGTGTCGTAAATGTATGTGCTAACTTATGCGGGAAACGTTATTCACGACCCGCGTGAGGAAGGCGTGCAGATTTCATCCGGTAAGCTTGTAGAAGAGTCGGGGCAGTCTCCGACTCTTTCTTTTACCGTGCAGCCAACACACCCACTTTGGCGCGCGTTTAATCGTGAATCAGTTATGAACACCGAGCGCGAGATTGAGCTCACGGAATATGAGACACAGAAGATTCTTTTCCGTGGTCGAATCCGTAAAGTGTCAATGTCCATGAATGGATCTATTGATGTCACTTGCGAGGGCGCTATGGCGTACTTGAACGACACCACGGTTCGTCCCTATAAGACGTATGACACCGACGAGATTGACTGCGAAATTAACGCCCCCGCTAAAGCTGGCGAGCTGTTCGAGTGGTTCATTGACCAACACAACTCGCGTGTGTCTAACCGATGCGAGAAGTTCAAGGTAGGCATTAACGCCGGCATTAACTTCGGCGCGCTTCAGCGTGGTACCGGCACACGTCCAACCACACTGAAGGAGATGCGCGAGAAGCTCACGAAGCTCTGTGGCGGGTATTTCCGCGTTCGTTATGTGGGCGAGGATAACTACTTCGACTGGCTGAATGCAGACGGCTCGAGCGAAGCTGCTCAGTCTGTAGAGCTTGGTCAGAACCTTCTAGATCTAAACACCGGCGCAGATGGTAAGGATATCTATACGGCCATCGTCCCTGTGGGGAAGACCGGCGAAGGCGAAGACGAGAAGGACGTAACTATCGACGATGAACACGCTTACGTTGGCGGTGGCTATGACATTGTCGGCGACGCGGTTGTCGATACTGCAATGGCTGAGCGTTACGGCGTTATCGAGAAGTTGATGGAGTATGACCATCTGAGCCAGCCACAGGCACTCGCAGACAAAGCAGTGGCCGACCTCGCAGCGGGCAAGCTTTCCGATTCTATTACGGTGAGCGCTACGGATCTACATTACGCAGACGCGGCCGTCCAGCAGATTGATTACTTACAGCGCGTCCAGGTTACCAGCGAACCGCATGGCATCGACCGCATGATGCTCTGTGTTGGTCGCACGATTAACCTCGTGGACCCAAAGGCCACGCGATACAGCTTCGGCGCAATAGAAGGCACGCTGACCAAGAGCGGAACAACGTCCCAGGAACGCACGCAGGAAGCCACTGAGAAGCGTTTGACCGCCCTTGCATCAACCACACGCAAAACGGTAGAAGACACTCACAAGACCATAGTCAAGGTCCAAGCAGTTGAGGAGAAAGCGGTGGCGGTTGAGAAGAAGACAGACGCAGCCACAGAGAAGATTGCTGATGTGGCAACTACCGCAACAACAGCGGCTGAGAAGGTCGAGACTGTCGCGGCTAAAGCTGAGAAGGCAGCAGAGGAAGTGAGTCATGTAGCCACAGACGCAAAGGAGGCTAATACAGCAGCAAAGGAGGCAAAGACCATGGCAACAAAGGCGCAGAGCGACGCCAGTGAAGCCAAGAGCACGATTGAGAGCTTAACCAACACATTCTCACACGATGCAGACGGCGCGCATGTAGGTGATAAGGCGGGCATGCACACCACAATTGATGCTCAAGGCATGCACATCGTTGACAATGGCAAAGAGTCATCGTTCATTGGAAAAAATCTTATTGAGCTTGGCAAAGGGGGGAAAGATACAAACATCAGCATGATTGACGGTGCTCTAAATATTAGAGCTATGGCGGATAAGTCTGATAAAGACAACTTTACTCGCGCCGTTCTATCTGCCAAAGAAATTGAGCTACAAGGAAATGCAGCTTCATCTATAACTGCCCCGGTTATTGAATTTAATACGACCTTAAAGACAGATGGTCTAAGTCTGGCATTTCACGACTCAAAGTTAACTGTCAGTAAATATGCCAAGTCAAAGATAGAGAAATCTACAACGATAAGCATTGATAAGTTTATCGATATATTGAATAACGGCGGCGGTGATACGGTCGAAGATACAGGGAAACAAACACTTTATCATGACAAAGGCTCAAATTATGAAGACTGGTGCTTCTTTAGAGCGTATAACGGCGTAAGTTATCTATGGTTCGATATTCATGGCGTTTCTTCTAATGGCTGGTATGTTCCTAAAGTACCTGATAGAAAATATAGACCATTAGATGAAGACTTATATTTTCCTGCTTTGTCATATCCTTCTGGTAGCGGGGCATCTGGTTGGATAACTTCGCAGTCATCAAGCATGGATGCTTTATGGTTCGCTAATTACGGCGGCGGTCGTATTGTAGGCTCTGTCTCCTGGCCATATGCGAAGGAGGCGAAACTATGAACCCACTAACATTCGAGCAGATTGTCGCTGCCGTGTCATTCCTTGGCATGGTGCTAACGCTCATCAATGGCGCTAAGGCTATGAACCGTGCAAGCCAGGAAGATGCTATGCGCTTGGTGCGTATTGAAGAGGGCGTAAAGCAGCTCAAAAGTGACTTGGATGACACGCAGAAAGCCTTCACAGCTTACATGGCGCGCACGGACGAGACGATTACTGGCATTCGCGACACGCTCTCTGTTCACGATACACGCCTTGCCGTGGTTGAGGATGTGACCCGTAACCAGGCGGGGAGACTAGAGCGTCTGGAACAGGCGCATACACACTAGTAATTATTGGAAATTAAAAATCGTTTAAGGAGTAAACATGATTAACTTAACCGTTCGCGCACGCAACAAAGCATTCTGGCTGGCTCTTATTCCTGCCGCGCTTCTTCTTATCCAAGTATGCGCAGTGCCTTTTGGTTACACCTGGGACTTTGCAAACCTGGGACAGCAACTCACAGCCATTGTAAATGCTGCTTTTGCCGTGCTCTCAATTCTTGGCGTCTTTACCGACCCAACCACCAAGGGCTTTGGCGATTCTGAACGTGCGATGACTTACACCAAGCCAGGTGTGAGCCCTTTAGACGAGGAGGCGCGCTAATGGCAGATTTCTCTGGCGAGATTACCGCGGATGCGTATATTCCAACGTCAGCATATTCAGCTGGGCGAGACGGTCATTCTGTGCAGTATATCGTGGT